GCTGAAGATATCAATGCAATGTTGTCTGGTGAAAACCTTTCAGAAGAATTCGTATCAAAAGCTACTACAATTTTTGAAGCAGCCGTAGTTACTCGTGCAACTGAAGTTGTTAATATTATAGAACAAGAATTAACAGAACAATTTGATGTTGCTGTTGAACAAGTTAAAGAAGAATTATCACAACAAGTTGATAGTTTTCTTAATTACATGGTCAATGAATGGATGCAAGAAAATCAATTAGCAATCGAAAGCGGTCTACGTGCTGAATTAGCAGAAGACGTTTTACAAGGCATCTATAAAGTTTTCACAGAAAATAATATAAATATTCCTGAAGAAAAAGTTGATCTTGTTAATGAGTTAATTACCAAAGTTGAAGAACTTGAAGAATCACTAAATAAACAAATTAAACAAAGTATTGATTTAACAGAAGAGTTAAATCATCAGAAAAAAATAGAGGCTATCTATACAGCATGTGAAGGCCTCACTAAAACCCAAGTAGAAAAATTAAAAACACTTGCAGAAAATGTTGAATATACTACGGAATGGGAATTTGTAAAAAAAGTAGAAACGCTTAAAGAGTCATATTTTAAACCATCATATAAATTCGCAGATAATAATGCATTAGATGATGAAGTACAGTTCGAAGATGAAAAGAAACCAAGCAGAACTGGTGATGTTTTGATCGAACAGTATGCTAGAACCATTTCACAAACTATAAATAAATAAATATTTAAGATATAAAAATAGGAGAACTAAATGTATCTATCAGAAGAACTACAATCAAAATGGGCACCAGTTCTGGAACATCCAGATCTAGATGCTATTAAAGATCCATATAAGCGTGCTGTTACAGCCATTATTTTGGAAAATCAACAACAAGCAATGCAACAAGACCGTATGTCTTTGAACGAAATTGCTGAACCAGGTCCAACTAACGTTGCTGGTGGTGTTTCTAACTTTGACCCAATCTTGATTTCATTGGTTCGCCGTTCGTTACCCAACTTAATTGCCTATGATGTTGCTGGTGTTCAACCAATGACTGGACCAACTGGTTTGATTTTTGCAATGCGTGCCCGTTATAACGGTCAAACAAGCGGAAACCCAGAAGCATTCTTTAATGAAGCCAACACTGTTTTCTCTGGCTCTGTTTCTGCTTCTAATCCATATGGTTTCCAAGGTACTCTTGCATCTGATACAGCAAATACGTTTCAAACGCAAACTGCTTCATCAAATACCACATCTGGTATTGGTCTTCCTACAGCTACTGCCGAATATCTTGGTTCAGATTCAAATACAGCATTTGCTCAAATGGCATTCTCGATTGAAAAAGTTACTGTAACTGCTCAATCTCGTGCCCTGAAAGCAGAATACTCGCTTGAATTAGCTCAAGACTTGAAAGCAATTCATGGTCTGGATGCTGAAACAGAATTGTCAAACATTCTGTCAACAGAAATCTTGGCTGAAATCAACCGTGAAGTTATCCGTACAATCTATACTTGTGCCGTTCCTGGTGCTCAATTCGGTACTGTAACCGCTGGTTCATTCGACTTAGATACCGACTCAAACGGTCGTTGGTCTGTTGAACGTTTCAAAGGTCTTATTTTCCAAATCGAACGTGATGCTAACGTAATTGCAAAACAAACTCGTCGTGGAAAAGGTAACGTTCTGATCGTTTCTTCAGATGTTGCTTCAGCAATGGCTATGGCTGGTGTTCTTTCTTACACACCTTCACTCCAAGCTGATCTTCAAGTTGATGACACTGGTAACACTTTTGCTGGTATGTTACATGGTCGTATGAAGGTTTATATTGACCCATACTTTGGTGGTTACACATCCAATCAAGAATTGGTAACAATCGGTTATAAGGGTTCTTCACCTTATGATGCTGGTTTGTTCTATTGCCCATATGTTCCTCTTCAAATGGTTCGTGCAGTTGATCAATACACATTCCAACCAAAAATTGGTTTCAAGACTCGTTACGGTATGGTTGCAAATCCATTCGCACAAGGCTTAACAGTTGGTAGTGGCGCATTGAATGCACGTACAAACGTTTACTACCGTTTGTTTGCTGTTAGAAACCTCATGTAATATGAGTTAAAATAAAATCACCGTAGAGTGATCTTTAGAGAGGGCCCTTAAAAAAGGTCCTCTTTTTTATAGCATAAATACTAATAAGATAGTAATTATAGAACTTAAATCACATTTTATTGTAAAAATACTACTATGACAGTACTTAACCGAACACCTAATAATACAAGTTATCTACAACCAACAAAATTTTTACTAATGTTGGATAGAGTTCCTAATACACAATATTTTTGTCAAACTGCAAATATACCTGGAGTTTCTTTAGGACAAGCTACATTTAGTACTCCTAGATTAGATTTTAATGTTGTAGGTACAAAACTTGCTTATAGTGAATTTAATATTAAATTTAATGTTAATGGAGATTTACAATCTTGGAGAGACATTTATACTTGGTTTCTTTCAATAGCATCTCCTGAAGGAACTTCAGAAAGTAATGGATTAACTGAATTAACTAGTAAAAGAAATGTATTTAAAAATTATTCTGATGGTACTTTAACTTTACTTTCTTCTTTAAATAATCCATTACTAAATGTAAGATTTATTAATTTGTTTCCCATTTCTTTATCTGATATTGAATTTGATACTTCATCGTCTGCTGACACAATTATAACTTCCGAAGTATCTTTTAGATATGAATACTTTATGTTTGAATAACATAACTATTGCACAATAACATTGGATATGTTATAATGCAGAATTAATGTTAATTTATTGATTTTATTATGGAATTTATGGAACAAATTTTAAAAATGTGGGAAAAAGATTCTGAAATGGATCAAACTGAACCCGGTAAAGAATTAATTAAAATACCAACTTTACACAATAAATATCTATCAATTTTAACTAAACATAAGATTGCTTCTAAAAAAGCAAACTTTGATTATTTGCGTATGCGTAAGGTTAAATGGGAATATTACACAGGTAAAATGTCGCAAGAAGAATTACAAGAACGTGAATGGGAACCATTTCGATACACACTTAAATCTGATATTAGTTTATATCTAGAATCAGATAATGATTTAATAAAATTACTAGAAAAGAAAATATATCATGAGGAAGTTGTATCAGTTGTTGAATCTATTATGTCAGAACTTAAATCAAGAACGTTCCAATTAAGGGACTTTATTTCATGGGAAAAATTCATCGGTGGCAATTGATATTATAATAACAAAGAAAGATGAAGTATATGCAAAAATAATTTGCGAAAAACATGTAGCTAGAGAACTATCTGATTTTTTTGAATTTTTTGTACCGGGTCATCAATTCACTCCAGCATTTCGTAATAGAATATGGGACGGTAAAATAAGACTTTTTAATTTAGCAACGTCTTTGTTATACTTAGGCTTAATATCTTACATTGAAGAATTTTGTGAGTCAAGAGGTTATTCATTTGAATATGATCAATCTAGACCTGATATAGAAGATGAATTCTCTCTTTATCATACAAACAAATTTCTTGAATCATTAAATCTCCATTCCCGTGGAGAACCAATTAAACCAAGAGAACACCAAATAACAGCACTTCAACATGCTTTACAAAAACGTAGATCATTGTTGGTTTCTCCTACGGCATCAGGCAAATCACTTATTATATACACTTTGTTTAGACAACTTTTAGATTATCAAAATTTAAAAGGTTTAATAATTGTACCTACAACAACTCTAGTTGAACAATTATACTCTGACTTTCAAGACTATTCAACCCATAATTCATTTAGTGTCGAGAACAGCGTCCATCGCATTTATCAGGGCAAAGACAAGCATTCAGACAAGAAACTTATTATATCAACGTGGCAGTCGCTATACACGCTTCCAAAAGAGTATTTTGAGCAGTTTCAATATGTTATAGGAGATGAAGCACATTTATTTAAATCCCAATCATTAACTACGATATTAACATCATGTGTTAATAGCAAATATAGAATTGGATTGACTGGTACATTAGATGGTACAAAAACGCATAAACTTGTATTAGAAGGTTTATTTGGACCTGCAAGAAAAGTTATATCAACAAAAGAATTGATAGACAAAAAAGAACTATCTCAGTTTGAGATAAAATGTTTAGTATTAAATTACTCACCTGAAATTTGTTTAGAAATGAGAAATAAAACTTATCAAGAAGAAATACAATATTTAATAAGTAATGAACAAAGAAATAAATTCATTAAAAATTTGGCAGTAAGTATGAAAAAGAATACTTTGGTATTATATCAATTAGTTGACAAACATGGAAAAATACTATATGATATGATTAGAAAAACCAATAAGATTGGTTATAGAAAAGTATTCTTCGTTCATGGTGGAACGGATACAGTTGATAGAGAAGAAATTAGAAAAATTATGGAGATAGAAAATGATGCTATTGTTGTTGCTTCTTTTGGCACTTTTAGTACAGGAATTAACATTAGGAATCTTCATAACATTATATTTGCATCTCCTTCAAAATCCAGGGTTCGAAATCTTCAATCAATTGGAAGAGGACTTCGGCAATCTGAGGGGAAAGACATAGCAACATTATATGATATAGCAGACGATATGAGACATGACAAACACATGAATTTTACATTAAAGCACTTTGTTGAACGAGTAAATATATATACGGAAGAGAAGTTTCCATTCAAAATTTACAAAATAGGACTTAAAAATGGATAACATTAAAATAGTTCGTTTACAGAATGGTGAAGATTTAATTGGTGATATTACATTTAGAGCAGATGGCTCTTTTAATATTTACGAACCAATGGTAGTTGAAATAGATTTTCGTGGTAAACATGCTGGTCTTGTTATGCATCATTGGTTACCATTACAGTTAATTAAAAAGAATGAAATAACTTTAATGCCTAAAGATATTATTTTTATAACTGAACCTACTGATGATTTCTCTGAGTATTATATGCATACTGTGGAAAGACTTCAAGAGATGTTAGCAGCAAAAGATGAATTGAAAACTATGTTATCTGATATGGATGATTCAGACTCAGATGACTTAATAGAACAATTCGATAAGTTAAACAATGATAACAATGTATTACATTAACTAGTATAGATTTATACTTTCAATCGTCACATACAAAACTATACACTCTGTCAATAGATAAGTCAACACTTTTTGGAAATAAATATTATGGCATCAAAACACTACATCAATAATTCAGATTTTTTAACAGCATTGACCGAATACAAAAAACAATGCAAAGAAGCTGAGGATAATAACAAATCTATCCCACCAATACCAAATTACATTGGTGAATGCTTCATGAAGATTGCTCAAGGGCTATCTCACAAACCAAACTTCATAAATTATCCAATGCGTGAAGATATGATTTCTGATGGCATTGAAAATTGCTTGATGTACTTTCATAATTTCAATCCAGATAAATCTAGTAATCCGTTTGCATATTTTACACAAATCATATACTATGCTTTTCTTAGACGTATAGAGAAAGAAAAAAAACAATTGTATATACGATATAAAGCTACAGAACAATATGGAATTTTAGATGAATTTGAGTTACAAGAATCTGTAGATGGTTCAACCATACAATTTGAAATGTATGAAAATATAGCAGAGTTCATCGAGAAGTATGAAGACACTAAAAAAGCAAAAAAAGATAAAAATTCATTGATAATTAAGCAAAAAGGCGTTGAAAAGTTCTTTGAAGTGTGATATACTTGATGTTTTATGGGGATCAATATGTATAAAGTCGTATATAAAGTTCCAGAATATCCTGTAACAGTAGAAATAAAGACATTTCCAACTTTTAAAGAAGCTATGTATTTTGCCAATAAGTTTACTGATGGAATGATTTTAGAAATAAAATGGTATAAAGATAAAGAATGAAAGTAGCAATAATAACGGATCAGCATTTTGGCGCAAGAAGTGATTCCCGACATTTCTTGGACTTTTATGAAAGATTTTATAAAGAAACATTTTTTCCTACTATTGAATCTAATGGTATTAATACCTTACTTATTTTGGGTGATACATTTGATCGCAGGAAATACATAAACTTTTACACTCTAAAACGTGCTAAAGAAATGTTTTTTGATAAACTAGCAGAACTTAATATTAAAGTTCATATGCTTGCTGGTAATCATGACACATATTTTAAAAATATGAATGATGTTAATTCAGTTGATCTATTATTAAAAGAATATGATAATGTTAATATTATCGATTCACCACAAACAATTCATTTAAAGTATGAAGACGAATCATGTGATGTTTGTATGATTCCTTGGATTTGTGAAAATAACTACGAAAATGCTATGTCTGAAATCAAAAATACCTCTGCTGATATTTGTATGGGACATTTTGAAATTGCTGGATTTGCTATGCATAGGGGCATGATATCCGAAGGGGGATTATCCAGAGATGGTTTTAAACGTTTTAGTTCTGTTTTTAGTGGTCATTATCACCATAGGTCTACTGAGGGAAACATCACTTATTTGGGCAATCCATACGAACTCACATGGAATGACTATGATGATATGCGTGGTTTTCATATTTTTGATTTATCTACTAGAAATTTGGACTTTATTAAAAATGCTAGACATATGTTTTACAAAATAATATATGATGATATTAAAGAAACTATTTTAGATATTACAAATAAAGATTTATCAAAGTATACAAATACATATGTTAAAATTGTTGTTATAAACAAAACTAATCCATATCTATTTGATCAATTTATGAATAATTTAGAAAATGTTAATCCAATTGATATCACAATCGTAGAAGACTATGTTGATTTGACTGAAAACATGAATGATGAAATAGATCAAACAGAAGATACTGTTACCATTATTAATAAATTTATTGATGCTGTTGAAAATAAAAATATTGATAATGGTAGATTAAAAAATGTATTGAAAATGGTATATGTTGAAGCATTGAATTTAGAGAAAATATGATTATCTTCCAAAAGATTAAATGGCGTAATTTTTTAAGTACAGGTAATGCATTTACAGAAATAGATTTTACACGTTCACAAAATACTTTAATAATTGGTGATAATGGGGCAGGTAAATCTACTGTTCTTGATGCATTGTGTTTTGTGTTGTTTGGAAAAGCATTTCGAAAAATAAACAAACCACAATTACCAAATAGTATTAATCAAACTGATTGCATGACTGAAATTGAATTTTCTATTGGCAAAAAGAAATACAAAGTGATTCGTGGAATCAAACCAAATATTTTTGAAATATATTGTAATAATGTTATTGTAAATCAAGATGCCAGTTCTGTAGATTATCAAGAATATCTTGAAAAGTTTATTCTAAAACTAAATTACAAAACATTCACTCAAGTAGTCATTCTTGGATCCGCATCATTTGTTCCATTTATGCAACTATCAGCATCTGATAGACGATCTATTATTGAAGATTTGTTAGATATTCAAATATTTTCATCAATGAATGTTGTTGTGAAAGAAAAAATATCTGCAATAAAAGATGAGTCTAATAAAAACAAATATGCAATTGATCTTGTTTCCGAAAAGATCAATATGCAAAAAGAAACTGTTGCAGAAAATAAGAAACACAATGACAGAGAAATAGAAAATAAAAATAAAGAAATTACAAATTCAATTAAACAAATTGATAAACTAAACAACGATATTAAGCTGATACAAAAACATATTGATTCACTTCAAAGTAAAATTGAAGATAAACTATTTACTGAAAATAGAAGTAAGAAGTTAATACAGATAGAATCTAAAATCGAAACAAATATTAAAAATATTGAAAAAGATATTATATTTTATGAAAACCATGATAATTGTCCAACTTGCAAACAAACAATTGCCGATAACTTTAAACAGAAACAAATTAAAGAAAAAAAAGGTAAAGTAAAGGTTCAACAAAAAGGACTTACTGAAATATCAGAAGAAATTATTAAATCGAATGCGAGAATCGAAAAGATTAATGCATATATCAAAGCTATATCTGCACATAATAATGAAATCATCAAACACAATTCAACCATATCAGCAATACATGATTTCAATGCTAAATTGCAACAAGAGATTGATGCTCTTTCTTCCCGCAAAACTACACTCGAATCCGACAACGATAAACTTAAAGAACTTAATATAGAGTTAAGTGATTTTAAACTTAGACAAGAAGAACTTTCTCTAGAAAAACAATATTATGATCTCGCTAGTTCTTTATTAAAAGATACTGGTATCAAAACAAAAATAATTAAACAATATTTACCAATAATGAATAAATTAGTAAATAAGTATTTAACTGCAATGAATTTTTTCGTAAATTTTAATATTAACGAAAACTTTGAAGAAACAATAAAGTCTAGACACCGTGATGATTTTAGCTATGCTAATTTTTCAGAAGGTGAGAAGATGCGGATCGATTTAGCTTTGTTGTTCACGTGGAGACAAATTGCAAAAATGAAGAACTCTACAAATACTAATTTATTAATTCTTGATGAAGTATTTGACTCTAGTTTAGATTTATCTGGTACTGATGAGTTTATGAAATTGTTACAAGAATTAGGTAAAGAATCAAATGTATTTGTTATTAGCCATAAAGGTGATCAGTTGTTTGACAAATTTAGATCAGTAATTAAATTTATTAAAAAGAACAATTTTAGTCAGGTGGAAAAATGAGTGACGTAATTATTTTCAATACAGAAGACGTAGTAAAAAAAGAAAATGCACAACCAGTACAAGTAAAGATTTTAAAATTAATTTCAGAAGATGATCCTATATTAAAACAGGCACTTTTAGAATTTGATTTTGATAACCCTCCTATTAATCCAAATGAATTTGCATCCTCACTTGTTGAGACTTGTAAATTGAATAAAGGAATTGGTTTATCTGCAAATCAATGTGGTTTTGCTCATCGTGTATTTGTCATGGGTGCAGGAAATGATTATGTTGCATTCTTTAATCCAGTGATAACATCTATATCTGATGATACTAATCATATGATTGAAGGATGTTTATCATTTCCTCTATTAGGTCTTAACATCAGTAGACCTAGCAAGATTAGTGTAAGTTATCAAGATTTTAACGGCATCAAACATGAAGCTACATTTGATGGTCTTTCTGCAAGATGTTTTCAACATGAATTTGACCATATGAATGGAGTAGTGTATACTGATAGAGCTAAACCATTAGCATTGCAAATGGGTATGAAAAAACGAAATAAAATTACTAAAAAAATTAAATTGAAATAGGACATATAATGGAATACAAAACATTTATTGATAAAGATTCAACATTATATAAATTTTTGGATATTGAGGATAATGATGAAACTATTGATGAAAATGAAGAATGGAAAAAACACTGGATTGGTATGCCAGAGTTTAGTCAAGAAAAAAATCCACCATTTAAAAAGATTTATTTAAATTTTAGAAATCAAGA